TATTACATCCAGAGGCGTATTAGATGAACTTTCTGTGTTTGAAATTTTTTTTTTTCAAAACTTTGAAAGTATAGTAATAGACGTAATGCCGTAAGAAGTACCGTAGTTATTGGGCTGCTATATGACAGTACTTTTTTCATTACGGTAATGGAGTTGCTATTTGTATGTATATAAACTTATAATGCACTTATTACGTTAAAAGTTCATTATTACGTTGAATTACAGTGTTGTTTTTAAGGGACGAGATGGATTTCCTTAATAGAATCAATGAGTTACAGAACATTACAGTGTATTACTATACTTCTGAAAAAAAAAAAAAAAAAAAAAAAAAAACGCTAGAAGTTCACTTACTAATCTGAAATGGTGTCAACGTAATGGTTGGGAGTGAGCGGTAGCAGGGTGTGGATGAACGGTCGGTGTTATAGCTTTTGAAAAAGGAGGTTTTTTGGTGAGCAAAGCGAAAGATGAAGAGATCCGTTTGCCAGGGATCACGCCTCGGGATTGGGGTGTTGTTTTTGGGCCTACGGGAAGGGCAAAGTATCCTTTTGCCAAGATGTTGATTGGCGATTACTTTGTTCTAAGATCGATGGGCGAGGCCAGTGCTGTTCGATCAGGGTTGCAGTCGTTTTATGCAAGGCATCCAGGAAGGCAGTTCTGGGTGCGCCAGAGCAGTTCTGCTGAAGGGGAATGGGTATGCAGAAGGATTCGGTGAATTCAGGGGAAGGGAGCGGTTCTGAGGGGGTTTCTGGGGGTGTTGGCGTTGGTGCTTCGGTGTTCGACGTGAGCACGGGCGTAGTCACGCCTAAAGTGCCGCTTCGGGAACAGAAGCCCTTGTTAGATCAGATCCCTTTGATGCGGCCTGAGGTTGTTGAAAAGCGTATTACTGCGCCATTGCCCAAAAAGGTCAGGAAGAAGGTCTTAACTAAACAAGAATGGACGTTCGTTAGGGAGTATGTGACGGGCGATGGGGAAGTGACGCTCAAGGAAGCGGCGAGGCGAGCGGGGTATCCTGAACGTACGCTTGAATGGCACTCCAGGAAGCTTACCGATCCCCATCAGTCGCCCCACATTGTCCAGGCGATCCAGGAATTGAGAACGGAGCTTGCCGTTAAGCACGGCACTTCGTTTGAACGGCACATGAAAGACATGCAACGGATCAGGGACATGGCCTTGGCTGCGGGTGCTTACTCGGCTGCGGTTGCCGCTGAGTATCGCCGAGGGCAGGCTTTGGGGACGATCTACGTCGAGCGTAAGGAAATCAGGGTTGGCACGATTGATTCGATGAGCAAAGAAGAGGTCATGAAAAAGCTTGAGGAAATCAGCAAGCTTTATGGGGGCAGCAGCAAGCCAGCTATTGTGTCTGACCAGGGTGAGGTGCTGGACGTGGAACCCGTTGCACCGTCGAAGCCTACTGTATTGGAAAGGTTGAGCAATGCCGAGAAAATTAGAAAAGGACTTTTGGAAAAGGGTGCAGCCCCAGTTGAAAGGCCCTTGTTCCATAGCGATGAGGATTGAGTGCAAATCGCCCCTGGGTTTCCCTGACGTGATGATCGCGCTCGAGGGGCGCATCATGTTGCTGGAATTGAAGGTTGTGCGCGCAGGGGCGAAGGTTGCGCTCTCACCCCATCAGATCGCCTTTGCCCATCAAGCCAGCCAAGCAGGCATTGGTTATGCCTTGCTTGTGCATCATTGGCCCGAGAGCGTGCTGCGTTCGGTCGATACTGATGTTTATGGCTATCGTGCTAATCGCGTGGTTGAAGTTGCCAAGCGAGGGATAAGCGAAAAACCGAACGCGGTTTGGCGAGTCGGCGATGGGGAGGGGTTGCACGGGTTTTTAAAAAGTGTATAGTTAAGGCTCGATTTATAGAAAGGAGAAAGTGTTATGGAATGGAACTCATCAATTGAACTCGGTCAGTACGGGCGTATAACGCTCAGTGATTTTGAGACCGGCTTATGGCTTACCCTTTGGAAAACTCAGGCGCATTGCTCTAGCCCTTTGACTCGCGAGCAAGCAATCACCCTTCGGGATTGTTTGGATCAATGGCTCATCATGGAATCCGAGCATGCATCAATCTAAATGGGCCCTTGTGAAAACCCTGGTTAAAAACTACCTTTTAATGTCTTTTTTGCGGGCGATCGCTAGCGACAAAAAACGACGATAATGCGCGGCCTTTGATCCTCGCGCCGTTTCCCTACTGGGCCCTCGCGGGCCCTTTTGTTTTGCAAAATAAAAAATTAGTGTATAGTTACTCATCGGCGCGTTGCCGACATACAGTGAGAAAGGGTTAAACATGCTGAAAACGGTACCAATTTCATCGAATCGCAAAACGGGCCCGATCGCCGTCACGTATAGGGCGGGCACGCACGAAACGTATAGCACGTGCCCCACGACGTGCGCATTACACCCCAAAAGCGCGACGGGCGCGATATTGATCGATCGCGAGTATTTCGACGCCTTGCGCGTTGCCGTGCCAAAACGCGGCGTCGCCTGGACCTACTCGCATTTCGATGCGGCCTTGTTGCCCGTGCCCACGAAGGGCGAAACCGTAATCAATGCATCATGCGATACGGTCGCCCAGGCCTTGCGCGCCGTTTCGCTAGGTCGGCCCGCGACTTATGCCGCGCCCGCCGATACGGCGCAGCAATGGCCGCAACGCGTCGAGGGCGTGCGCTTTGTTCGTTGCCCTGCCGAGCTAGCCGATAAGTTTACTTGCGACCAATGCGGAAACGGGCGGCCTTTGTGCGCCAGGGGCGAGCGTGATTATGTCGTGGTTTTCGTTGCCCATGGCACGGGGGCTAAGAAAGTCGGCACGGGCACGGGAGGGTGTTATGCCGCGAACGGTCCGACCGCGATTCAATGGCACGGCACTAAGAAAACGGGCGCAGCGAACGACGCCCAGGCCTTGCGCGCCTTCGCGGCCTCGCTGCCCGTGGGCTCGAAACTTCGGCACCATGTCGCGGGCGATATCGGCGCTTGCAATTAATAAAAAATTATTTTATTATTTCGTCCAGGCGCAGTAATCGCTGCGCTGTAACCCTTAAGAAAGCGAGAAAGTCGAAATGAGTACATTACAACAAGCAAGCAAGCAATGGGCAACGCGGCCGGATGAAGAGCGCTTCGTCAGTTTGACCGAAATGCATGCCGCTGCCGAGGCCCAGCGCGCGATTAGTCGCGCGAAGGTTTTCTCAAGTCGCGGGATTGAAGCGCGGCCCCTTGAAAACGACGGCCTAATAATCCAGGGCCGCGAGGGCGGGAGCGCGACCGTTTCTCACTGGGCCTTTGGCCAATTGGCCGCGCTGGCTGGCGCCCCTGGCGGATACCTTCGAAGCTTGCCCGCTCCCCTGGCCGCTGACTGTATCAATTACGGCCTGCACGTCGAGCGCGACGTTGAGGACGTCGGCATGCTTTTCATTAAACCCCAGGGCGGGCCCGCTACGCTACGCGCCGCGACTGGCCCGAAATACGGTCGCCTTTGGAATTCGGACGTAATCGCCGCGCTCGTTGATCGCTTCGGCGACGGCGTTTCGGGTGATTTTCGCGTGCCTGGGGTTTTCGGTCGGCCCCTCGAGCGTGTTACCAAAAAAGAAACAACGCTTTATTGTGGCGATCGCGACATGTTCGTTTTCCTGGCCGACGAAGAAAACCGCATCGAAATGCCCGACCGTCGCGACGGCAAAACGGGCGCGCTCGCTCGGGGTTTTTTCGTCAGCAATTCCGAAGTCGGCGCGGGCGCGCTTCGCGTCAAAACCTTTCTTTTCGATTACGTATGCGCTAACCGCATTGTATGGGGAGCGCTCGAATTGGACGAAATATCAATCCGCCATACGGCCAGCGCTCCCGATCGCTTTATTGAGCGCGTCGCGCCCGCATTGCTGGAATACTCGCGCGCTTCTGCCGATAATGTTTCGAGCGTTTTGCGCACGGCCCAGCGAAGCAAAGTCGATAAGGTCGGCGAGTTTTTGGCGAAGCGCTTCGGCCCGCAAGTCGCCAAGCGCGTTGAGCATGCGCATATGCTCGACGAAGGCCGACCGATCGAAACGCTTTGGGACGTAGTAACGGGCGCGACCGCCTACGCTCGCTCAATACCCTACACTGCCGACCGCGTCGAATTCGAGGCCGAGGCGGGCAGGATCCTCGACTTAGTCGCCGTTTAAGCGCGCCAGCGCTCGCCGTGCCTGGGGCCCTTGTGGGCCCTTTTCTTTTGTCTTATGATTAATGCTCCCGCATGGGGCGGGAGTAATTATCAAGAAAGCGAGAAAGCATGAAAGCAATTAAGGATCTTAAAAAAGGCGAGTTTTTTAAGCGCAGCGCGACCGCTAGGGCCGTTTATTGTCGTGGCCAGTACATACGCGAATCGAAGCGAATCGAGGCCCAGCGCTTCGACGATATAAGCATGTTCGTTTACCTTAAACCCGAAACGCTTGTTTTCGTCGACTTCGAATTTTGATAACCGAGAGGCCTTGACCATGATCGACTGGTTTATTGCGATCGCCTTCGGCGTCGCCCTGGGCGCAGCGCTGGCCCTTTCAATCTAATCCCGCGCGCCTCCCCAGGCGCAGCGCTCCCCAGGCCGTCTCGCGCGGCCTTTTGTATTTTACGGCCCGCCCTGGCCGTTATTTCGCCCAGCGTATTAATGGGCCTCGATTAATCCGTTCGACGCAATAATCGAAACTTGGCCCGCGATCCTCGCGGCCTTACCCTTTCTCAATTCCCCAGGCGTCGCGCCCTGGCGCGCTGGCCTCCCGGGCCCTGGCGCCCAGGCCGTGGCCCCCGGCCCCCGGCCCCCGGGCCCTGGGCAATGGGCCTGTAATCTAGCCCCCTGGCCCCTGGGGCCTGCTCCCAGGCTCCCAGGCTCCCAGGCTCCCAGGCTCCCAGGCTCCCAGGCTCCCAGGCTCCCAGGCTCCCAGGCTCCCAGGCTCCCAGGCCTTGGGCCCTGCTGCTCCCCTGCTGGGCCTTGGGCCTTGGGCCTTGGGCCTTGGGCCCCCGCCCCCGGGGCGAGTCCCGGTGCTAAATTCTAGAATCGACTAGGTTCTAGGTTCTAGAATCCAGCGCGATGGCCCGTGCCTCGCAGCGGACGCCGACCTTGGCCCGGTTTCGCAAAAACAACTAGGGCCTAAAACAGTTTTCTGATATAAGTACACTTTTCGCGTTTCCAGAAACCCACCCCCTTGTTCTTGAACACGATTTCCCTGAAAATTTTTTGCAAATTTCAAAACCAATGACCCTTCCCGCCGACGTTGAAGCCGAGAGGCTGCGCCTTGAGCTAAGGCTCAGGATCCTTGATGCTCAAGAAAAGAGCACTCAGTCATTCTTGGACTTCGCTCGTTATGTTTGGCCGGAGGCGATCTTCAGCGCCCACCATCAAAAAATGGCCAACGCTTTTGACCGCATCATCAATGGCGAGTTAAAGCGCTTGATCGTGAATATGCCTCCACGTCATGCTATAATGACCAGCATGAAGATCCCGACGACGCAAGGGTGGAAGACCATGGCCGAGCTCCAGGTCGGTGATTCGGTGTTCTCGGTCGATGGCTCGCCCGCCAAAGTTATTGGAAAATCAGAGGTATTCCGTGGCAGAACGCTTTATCGTGTGACGTCCGACGATGGTGCATCGTTAGTTGTGGATGGCGAGCATCTGTGGACCGTGAGGCTTGATCGAAAGCACGGGATTTATCATGACTACACCACGGAGGAGTTGTGGCGAAGGCAGCATGGTGAGGTCTTGAGAAAGACGCGTGGTGGTAAGACAGAGTTTTTGAAGGGTAAGCGAGCGATAGACGTTCGACTTCCAAGACTGCCAGATGTGAAACCTGTTCAGTACGAGGAAAAAGACCTTTCGGTTGACCCGTATGTACTGGGTGTATGGCTTGGGGATGGTTCGAAAAACTCAGGGATTATTACGGCGGATGATAAGAATATGGTGTTTTTGCGCCAGGAGTTCGAGCGCCGTGGGACAAGAACCACGGATCAAGCGACACGAAAAACCTTCGGCACGCTTGACCTTCAAGTAAAGCTTAAAGAGCTGGGTGTTCTTGGTAATAAGCATATCCCAGGGTCTTATATGCTCGGATCGGTGGCACAGCGGCTTGATCTGTTGCGTGGGTTGATGGATACGGACGGGTGTGTGAGCAAAAAGGGACAGTGTTCGTTTGCTCAAAGCGATTGGCGCATGGCGCAGGATGTTGCGCAATTAATCCGAAGCCTTGGCACAAAGGCCTCGATCCTTGAGTCAGAGGCCAAGATTGGTGATAAGTCGTACGGCCCAACGTGGCGTGTGTCGTTTTACCACAGTGACTGTTGTTTGTTGCCTGAAAAGCGTGAGCGTCTTTTGACGGGCGAGCGTACCTTTGGTAGATACATTGCCGTAGAAAGGCTTCATGAGACAGGCAGTACACAATGCATCAAGGTTGATCGAGAGGACGGGTTGTTTTTAGCGGGCGATGGGTATTTGTGTACGCACAACACAAAGAGTGAGTTCGCCTCCTATCTCTTGCCTGCCTTTGCCATGGGCCGTGAGCCAAGGTCCAAGATCATTCAAGCCACGCACAATGGCGAGTTAGCCGTGCGCTTTGGCAGGAAGGTCAGGAACCTGATGGATCAGGACAACTACAAGGCTTTGTTCCCGGCGGTGAGTTTGAAGGCGGATTCAAAGGCTGCGGGTCGGTGGGACACCAATGGTGGCGGGGAGTATTACGCAGTGGGTGTGGGTGGTGCGATGACAGGGCGCGGTGCGGATCTTTTGATTATTGACGATCCGCACTCAGAGCAAGACGCTTTGTCAGAGCTTGCTTTGGATAATGCCTGGGAGTGGTACACCTCGGGCCCTCGGTCACGTTTGCAGCCCGGAGGGGCGGTGGTGGTTGTGATGACCCGCTGGGGGATGAAGGATCTGACAGCACGGTTGATCAGGTCGCAAGCGGAGCCGAAGTCGGATCAGTGGGAAGTGATTGAGTTCCCGGCGATATTGAATGAGCATACCGAGGATGAAAAGCCCCTTTGGCCAAGCTACTGGAGCCTTGATGAGTTGCAAAAGGTCCGGGCGACGTTGTCGGTGCAGAAGTGGCAGTCAATGTATCAGCAGCAGCCCACCAATGATGAGGGGGCGATTTTAAAGCGCGACTGGTGGAGGATCTGGGAACATGACTACACGCCCGACGTTGAATATGTTATCCAGAGTTATGACACTGCATACAGCAAGAAGGAGACAGCTGACTTTTCAGCCATCACCACCTGGGGTGTATTCCGTCCCAGCTCGGACGACGGACCTGCCATTATTCTCCTTGATGTTAAGAAAGGCCGCTGGGACTTCCCGGAGCTAAAGCGTGTGGCGCGAGCCCAGTACGATCACTGGCGACCCGATAATGTGTTGATTGAGGCCAAGGCCACGGGGACGAGTTTGCAGCAGGAGCTTCGGCGCGTGGGGATCCCTGTGACGACCTATTCGCCTGGGGGCAGGAAGAAGAACCAGGATAAGATTGCCCGCGCGAATGCTGTTGCACCCGTGTTTGAGTCGGGGATGGTCTGGGCACCGCAAACGAAGTGGGCAGAAGAGTTGATTGAGGAGTGCGCCGCTTTCCCCAAGGGCGATAATGATGACTTGGTCGATAGCACGGTGCAGGCCATCAGCCGGTTCAGGGCCGGGAACTTTGTGGCGTTGGACGATGATGAGGCCGATGAGCCATCAACACAGCTTGAGTTTGAGTATTATTAGGCTGATAATCCCTTCATCTTAACCCTGGCCAGGGGAAACAATGAACGCTAGACAGATGATTGCCCGCTTTGCCGACGGTGGTCCAACCTTTAAGACCGAAGATCTTGTTGCTCAGGCCGTCAAGAATATTCAATCGGGTGCCTTTCAAGATCTTGAAGACATTAACCGTGCTGCGGAGCAGCTAAGAAAGGCAGGAAATGTCATCACCGATGAGCAGGTTCAGGCTGCTTACAGTGCAGGCAAGCGTGCGCAAGACGAGGCCATTGCAAGCTTTATTGCATCAACAACGTCCAACCCCATGGATCGCACAAATCCGCGAGGATCCTCGGCGGCAGAAGCATTGGACTTGATGAAGACCGCCTATCCTGGCATTACGCAAGGGGAAATTGCAGCCAGTGATCCATACAAAGCACTTTCGGCAGCGTCACAGTATGCGTTGTTTCATACGGGTTTGGGCGGTGAAGGCGCACCGGGAGCCGTGGCAGGTGGCATTGGCGGCATGGACGTTAATATCCGGGCACGGGTTGAAGATGCGGCCAGACAGGCGCAAGCGGGCACGTTGACCAAGGCGCAAGTTGAGGATTTTATCAGCAGTAACATAGGCCAGGGAAAAGATTTCAGTGAGCAGGATCTCATACGTGCCACAGGCAAGACCTCTGCACAGCTGCTTGCCGAGATGCAATTTAAGCAGCCGGTAGTCACAAAACCGCCGGTAGTCATACTGCCACCCACAAAACCTTTGCCTGATCTGACGGAGGAGTTTGTTGCACCCACAGCCCCACCCCCTCAAGCACCTCCTGTTGCGCTAACCCCAGGACAAGAGGGCCTTGATCCGGGCACCGCGATCGTGGGAAAGATCCCCGAAAGCGAGCGCGTTAAGATCCCTCAGCTTGATACCGAGTTCAGGGCCTCTGCACCAAGAACCCCGATTTATGATCGCTTCGGTCGCATCACGGGTTATACGTACAGTCCTGCTGCCAAGCTGACTCCTGCCACGGGAACGAATGTTTTTAACTTTGTACCCCCAGGCATCACGAGCCGCCCACGGTCCTTGCTTAATATTGGCGATGTACCGGGAGTCATGGTCGATCCGGTCACAGGCCAGATGCGTTTGCCTTTGTCAGCAAGCCAACAGTTTGCGCGGGATCGGTCAACGCTGGATAACCAGTTCAGGCAGCTTTACGCACGGGCAGCAGCTGGTGATAAAAGCATCCCGGCCCAAGCGCCTGCAAGTGCAGCGGCGGCGTTTCGTAATTTTGTGATGAGCGGCGAAGATCCCATGTTGCAGAATAAGTTGCGCTTCAGGGACATTGAGCAGCAAAAGTACGACCCGACCAAAGCCGATCCCGCCTTGCGTGCTCAGTACGGGCAAAGTGCGTTTGTCTCGGATCTTGCAGCGGCGTTTGACCCCTTCCTTGCCCGCAACCGCGCAGCCCTTACTTCCCTGGCCGAGCAACAGACGCCTAAGAGTTACTCGGAGCAGTACCCGGATATTGCTGAGGCCTACGCCAAGCTCTCGGAGGCGGACAAAGCAAAGTTCCCTACGCTAAGGGACTACGAGCTTTACCACTTTGATACCTATGGCAGCAAGGAAGGGCGAACGTCGCCTCTTTTAGGAATGGGCGCGTTGCAAAGCCCGTATGCCGCAACATTCTTCAGCAAGGGCGGAGAGGTCAATGTTCCACGTGAAACATCGACTTCCAAGCAACAACTCGATAAACTCGCGCAGGTAAGCCAGCGCAAAAAGGCCTAGACATGCCCATCGACAAAGCCCTCTACGAAGCCCCGCAGACCTCGATCGAGATCGAGTCGGGTGATGCGCCTGATATCGAGATCATCCTTGATGAGGATGGTGGTGCGACGATCGAGATCGGGGAAGACGAAGGCAACGATGTTGACTTCTACGCCAATCTGGCTGAAGTCTTAGACGATGACATCTTATCCAAGATCGCCATTGACCTTTCTGCCTTCTTCGAGGCCGATAAATCCAGCCGCTCGGACTGGGAGCAGACCTATGCCAAGGGCCTTGAGCTCTTAGGCATGAGGTTTGAAGAGCGCACCAAGCCATTTCGAGGCGCGGCAGCAGCAACCCATCCGCTGCTTATGGAAGCTGTGGTCCAGTTCCAAGCGCAAGCGACCAAGGAACTGATGCCAGCCAACGGCCCCGTGCGCACGGAGATCCTGGGCAAAGAGACGTTAGACAAGTTCCAGCAGGCAGGGCGCGTGCAGGACTTCATGAACTACCAGATCACAACCGTCATGAAGGAATACACGCCTGAGTTTGATCAGGCGATGTTCTATCTGGGCTATGGCGGCTCGGTGTTCAAGAAGGTTTACTTCGATGCCCAGTTAGATCGGATGGTATCGAAGCTTGTGCTGGCAGATGACGTGTTTATCCCGTACTACGGATCAAGCGTCATGAGCCAATGTCCACGGATCACGCATCGTATTGCGATGGACTCCAACGAATACCGCAAGCGTGTGGTCGCAGGCGAGTATTTGGATGTGATTGTGGAAAGCGAGCTCTATCCGTCGGATGCAAGCCAGATCCGTTATCAGGTGGATAAGCAAACGGGTGTCGTGGAAACCGGTGCGCCCGAGGAAATCTTCTTGCTTGAGTTCCAGGTGGACTACGATTTGCCGGGATTTGAGGACACAGACGACAAAGGCGAGCCCACAGGCATCAAATTGCCCTATGTAATCACGATTGATGAGGCGACCAAACGCGTTATCGGGGTCAAACGCAACTGGAAAGAGGACGATGAGCGCAAAAACAGGCGCAATTACTTCGTTCACTACGTCTTAATCGAGGGCCTTGGGTCGTATGGCTTGGGTTTTGTGCATTTGGTGGGTGGTTTATCGAAGACAGCCACTGCTGCACTGCGTCAATTGCTTGATGCAGGCACGTTATCGAACCTTCCAGCAGGGTTCAAGGCCAAAGGCGCACGGATCGCGGACCAAGACAACCCGATTCAGCCTGGAGAATGGCGCGATATTGACGTAGGTGGCGCGGAATTGCAGCAAAACATGCTGCCTTTGCCCTACAAAGAGCCTTCGCAGACGCTTTTTGCCTTACTTGGGTTCTGTGTAGACGCCGGAAGACGTCTTGCCAGCATCGCCGACATGCAAGTTGGCGAGGGCAACCAAATGGCGCAGGTCGGAACGACGCTTGCACTGCTTGAACGCGGCACGCAGGTCATGTCGGCCATCCATAAACGGCTGCATTACGCTCTAAAAGAGGAATTTCAGCTGCTGGCTGAGGGATTTGGCATGTATTTGCCAGATGAATACCCCTATGACGTGCCAGGAGCGTCGAGAAAGATCAAAAAAGCGGACTTCAACAACCTTGTTGCTGTCCAGCCGGTCTCAGATCCCAATATCTTCTCGTCAGCACAGCGTTTGACGCTTGCCCAGATGCAGTTGCAGATGGCGCAGACCGCACCACAGATGCACAACCTCTATGAGGCCTACTATCGCGTCTATACCGCGATGAATGTGCGCGATATCGACAGCATTTTGAAGCCGCAGCGCACACAAATGCCAAAAGATCCGGCAACGGAGAACGGTGACGTGCTGGATGCGATGGAATTGAAGGCTTTTGCAGGGCAGCAGCATGATGCGCACATCGCATCGCACCTGATGATGGGTTTATCGCCCATGTTGCAGGCGCAACCCATGGCCGCGATGATTTTGCAAAAGCACATCCTTGAGCATGTGCGCTTGAAGGCCGAAGAAGCAACCGAAGCCGAGCTCTTTATGGCCTATGGCAAAGATCTTGACCGCATGGTGTCTGATTTACAGCGCGAAGCGTCGATTGCGCTAAAGACTGCCATGTACATGCAAGAGATTCGCGATCTCCAAAACCAGCTGATGGGCAACCAAGGCCAGGGCCCTGATCCGTTGGTCTTGCTCAAAGAAAAAGAGCTCCAGATCCGTGCGCAAGACGACCAAGCCCAACAGCAAATCGACAGGCAGCGCCTGTTGGTCGAGCAGCAGCGCACGCAGGCCAATCAACAAGCCAATCAGGCTCGTATTCAGTCGCAAGAGCGTATTGCTGCCGAGCGTGCTACGGTTGCGCGCGAGCGCGCAGCCATGATGGATCAAAACGCCCGTCGCGCACAGCAGGTGCAGGCGATCAACCAACGGAGAAGTCGCAATGCCGCTTAAACAAGGCAAGAGCCAGAAGGTCATCTCAGGCAACATTGGCGAGATGATCAAAAAGTACAAGGAAACAGGTTCCATCGGGACCAGTAAGCCAAAAAACAGGGGCGAAGCAATTAAGCAAGCCGCTGCCATTGCCTACAGCGCCGCAGGCAAATCACGTAAGTACAAGGCTGGCAGCACCCCTGCCGGTGTGCAAGGTCCGTTTATGACGGTCAAGAAAAAGGACGGCAATCGTCCTGTGAAAATTTACTAGGAGCATTAATTATGGCTGCACCAAAGGAAAAGCGTTACCCATTTCCTGAAGACGTAAAGAAGAAGGAACAGATGGAGAAGAAGGCGGACAAGGACGTCTACACCGAAGACAAAGGCCCTCCTCCTTCGCCACCAGACATGGCAACCGTCAAAACAATGGCTAAGGGCGGTCTTGTGACCAGCCGTGGCCAGGGCAAGGTCATGCGGACAAAGCAAACCCGCATTTGCTAATTCCGAGCCCTTCTGGTGGGGGCAAAACCACCTGCTTTTTCATGGGCTGTGACCATGCTTGACTTAGTCGAACGCATACTGAGAGAAATTAGAACACTACGTGAGAGCACGGAAGGACTCGTGCTTAACGGATCGGTTCCTGATATGGAACGATATCGTTTTCTGATGGGTCGCTTAGAGGCACTCAAGCTTGTTGAGGTCACGGTCAAAGATCTTTTAAACGAGCGAGAGGAGAATCTCTGATGGCATTGACGGCACTTGAACAGAAGTGGCAGGAGCAGGAAGCCCAGCGCAAGCCCGCGTTGGACGATGCGTATGACAAGGAAGGCAACTTTGATCCGCAGTTGATTGAAGGCAGCGTCCTGAGTCGTTTGCCACGACCAACCGGATGGCGCATTGCTATCCTGCCTTATCGCGGCGCACAGAAGACCAAAGGCGGCATTGCCTTGTCTGAGGAAACCCAAAAGCGCACCCAGGTGGCTACCACCGTGGGCTACGTGCTGCATTTAGGGCCGCTTGCCTACTACGATCAGGAGAAGTTCCCTGACGGTGCGTGGTGCAAGGAAGGTGATTGGATCATCTTTGGTCGTTACGCAGGTGCGCGCATCCCGATTGACGGCGGCGAGATTCGCTTCATCAACGATGATGAAGTGCTCGGCGTGATCAATGACCCGCAAGATATCGTCCACATGTAAGGAACAACCCATGGCCAATGAACAACTGGAATTTAAGCTAGGCGAAGACGAAGAGCCTGCTACCGTTGCCATCAATGAAGACGGCACCGCAGAGCAGCTTGAAAAGCCTGAACCGCCTGCGGTTGAAACACCCAGGCAACAACAAACCACAAGCGATGACCTTGATCAGTACAGCGATAAGGTTCAAAAGCGCATTGATAAGCTGACCGCACGTCTGCGCGAAACCGAGCGCCGTGAGCAAGAGGCAATTCGCGTGGCGCAAGAGATGCAAGCCCGCATCAAGGATGCCGAGCAGCGTTACGCGCACGCGGACACGCAGCGCATGGGCGAGGCAAAGGGTCGCATCGAGACACAGGTCCTGGCGCTTAAGCAGATTATGAAAAAGGCCCGTGAGGAAGGTGACATTGACACCGAAACGGAAGCCCATGAGCGTTTGACCGCTATCCTCGTTGACCAACGCCGTTTGCAAGAAGAAGCCGCACAGCGTGAGGCGTATGAACAGCAACGCACAGCCCAGGCTCAACAACAGCAGGCCTATCAGCAACAACAAGCGGCTCGTCCGCAGCAGCCGCAGCCTGATCCGCGCGCTGAAGAATGGGCCGAGAAGAATGAGTGGTTTGGCAAGGACGTTGCAATGACGGCAGCGGTCCGAGGCATCCATATTCAGCTGGTATCGCAAGAAGGTTTTGATCCGCGAGGCGACGATTACTACGAAGAGTTGGATCGACGCATCAAAGACGCCTTCCCACATAAGTTTCGTTCTGATAGTATGAACCGTTCAGCCAACCGTCCCGTGCAAACGGTTGCTCCTGCGTCACGCTCTTCGGGTGTGAACCAAAGCGCACGCCGCACTGTGAAACTGACCCCGAGTCAGGTCGCAATTGCCAAAAGACTAGGTGTTCCGTTAGAGGAATACGCAAAGTACGTGAAGGAATAAACCATGGACGAGCAAACACAAGATGTTTCTGCAACCGCGTTGCCGAAACTACGCCGTGAATCACGAGCAGCAGTGACTCGTGAGAAGACTGCGCGCCGTAAGCCCTGGGCACCTCCTTCTAAATTAGACGCTCCTCCGGCACCGGATGGATACAAGCACCGCTGGATTCGTCGCGAGACGATGGGATTTGATGATCGGATGAATGTCACAGCAAAGCTGCGCGAGGGCTATGAACTCGTGCGGGCTGACGAGCATCCTGACTTCACCTCTGCATCGATTGAAGACGGCAGACATGCTGGTGTGATTGGCGTAGGCGCTTTAGTCCTTGCCCGTATCCCCGAGGAAACCGCTCAGGAACGCAACGCGTATTACCTGAACCGAGCACGCGATCAACAAAGAGCGATCGACAACGAGCTGTTGAAATCCAACGCGCATGATTCAATGCGTATCAACGCTCCTGAACGCCGCTCTCGCACGACGTTTGGCAGCCGACCTTCGGCTGAAACTTAACTCTTTTGAAAGGAACGACAAATGGCTAATACCAATAAGCCTTTTGGAATGCGTCCACTCGGAAACCTGTCCGCAACAGGGGCGCAAAAGCAGTACGGTTACCTGATCAAAGAGGACTACGGCACCAATATTTTTCAAGGTGACCTAGTCCGAATCGTAGCTGGTTACATCGAGCGCGTCAGCGCAAACACCCAATCCTCGGTTGGCGTGTTTAATGGGTGCTATTACAATGACCCCGTAACCGGCAAACCAACTTGGTCCAACAAGTTCATCGCTAATGCTGCGTTTACCGCTGACATTCAGGCTGATATTGTTGATGACCCAAGCCAGTTGTTCTTGATTCAAGCTGACAACACCGCGATTGCCCAGACCGACATTGGCAAGAACGTGTATGTGGCTTATGGATCAGGTAGCACGACCACAGGCCAATCAGCCATGACGACCAGCGGCGCTCCTGCCAACACAGCAGGTCTTACGCTGAAAATCATTGGCTTGTATGCCGATCCGGGCAATGAGTTTGGCGAATACGCCCAACTCGTTGTGAAGATTAACAACCACAGCTACAGCAGTGGCGGCGTGGCAGGCGTTTAAGGAGCTGAATCATGGCAATTTCACGTGCCCAACTGGTTAAAGAACTTGAGCCTGGACTCAATGCTCTTTTTGGCCTGGAGTATAAGAACTACGAAAACGAACACTTGCAGATCTATTCTGTCGAGTCTTCTGATCGTGCGTTTGAAGAGGAAGTCATGGAATCCGGGTTTGGTGAGGCTCCGGTCAAGACTGAAGGCGCTGGTGTCGCATACGACAACGCGCAAGAGGTTTACACCGCTCGCTACACCCATGAAACCATTGCTTTGGCATTCTCGCTGACCGAAGAAGCCGTCGAGGACAACCTCTACGACCGTCTTGCAGCGCGTTATACCAAGGCTTTGGCTCGTTCCATGGCGCAAACCAAGCAGATCAAAGCTGCTGCGGTGCTCAACGGCGCTTTCACCACCTCGCTTGGTGGCGACGGCAAGCCCTTGTGCGCGCTTGATCACCCGACCCTTGGCGGTCCTGATCTTGCTAACGAGCTGGCTACCCCTGCTGACCTTTCGGAAACTTCGCTTGAGCAGTCCTTGATCGACATCGCAGCGTTCACCGATGAACGTGGCCTGAAGATCGCTGTTCAGGGTCTGAAGTTGATCATCCCGAAAGAGCTCATGTTTACCGCTGATCGCATCATGAAGTCCACGCTGCGTGTTGGAACAGCAGACAACGACATCAATGCCATCAAAAACATGGGCATGATTCCGCAGGGTTACGTGGTCAACCACTTCCTGACCGACCCGGATGCATACTTCATCAAGACGGATGCACCTAACGGCATGAAGATGTTTGAGCGTGTAGCCATGCGCACTGGTTTTGAAGGCGACTTCGATACCGGAAACGTCCGCTATAAGGCTCGTGAGCGCTATTCCTTCGGGTTCAGCGATCCACGTGGTCTCTTCGGATCTCCCGGCGCAGCCTAATTTAGGCTTGTGCAAAGAAGGGGCCTTCGGGCCCCTTTTTATTTTGGTTTTTATCGGCTATAGTGCTTGTATTCCGGGGTTAGCTCCGGCACATCAGACAGTCCCGGCTGACGACATGCAGACTGATGCGCCGATATCGCATGTGAGGATTACATGGCACGTACAACCTTCTCCGGGCCAGTGGCATCGGACAATGGCTTTATCTCCGGTACAGCAACTTCTGAAATCGCTGTAACTACCGCATCCAACGTCTCTTCTTCTTACGTTACCGCGTCCAACACCACAGGCGATGTGCGTTTGAACTACAGCCGTCTGACGTTTACCTCCACGGGATCTGGCGAAACCGCTCGATTCCTGACTCGTGTGACGGGAGCCAATGCTGCCACTGGTGGTACAGTAAACGGCGCACACATTTCCCTGTCAATTAACGGCTCAGGCACCATTTCTGGCGCAGGTAACGCGCTTCGCGTGACACTAGGTGGTACATCAACAGCCCCTGGCGGCACAATCTCTGCCATCCAGCTTGATTCTGACTTTGCTTCTGGTGGCTCTTGGTCCGGGGCTACTTATCTGCGTTGTACCAACAGTGGTACAGGCACGGTTGGGGCGCTGCTTCGCGTACCCGCTCCTGCTGTTGCTGGCGTATTCCGTGCAGCGGTGGGTTCTCCCAGCGTTACCCATACGATTCCCGTGATCAGTGATAACGGCACGACGTACTACATCATGTGTAGCACGGTTGCCTAATGAAGATTACGCGTGAATTTCTTGAGGCAGAGATGGAAAACATGGAAAAGCAACGGGCACATGCCCATGAGGTAGCCGTTGCTTGCCAAGCTGCAATCGATGTCATGAAAGGCTTAATTGCTCGTTTGGATCTTCCAGAGGATCCACCTAACGGAGAGTCGCAATGAGCGCCAGTAATATCCAGGCAGTCACCAAGACTGCCGATGCCCACGCAATTGCTGGGCGCACGCGGGTGATTGGGGTGTATTTCACCAATACGGCCACGGGATCGTCGTTTGCATTGAAAAACGGCAGCACCTCGGCTGGAACCGCATTATTGACCATCAACACACCTGCTTCGGCAGGGGCCAGTGACCTCATCATCCCTGACATGGGCATTCTGTTTGATGATGGTGTGTTTATTGACGTCAACGATGTCAATGTCACCAGCGTGACGTTGCTCTTTTATGGCGGGGCAGCGCAGTAATGGCCAAGTCCAAGGGCATGGGCATTGCGACGTCGGTCAAGAGCGGTAATTTCCGACCGACTAAGCAAGGCGCAGGCATGACGCAAAAAGGCGTTGAAGCCTATCGTCGTGCCAACCCTGGCAGCAAGCTCAAAACAGCGGTGACCTCGGACAATCCGGGGCCTAAAGATGCTGCGCGAAGGAAGTCATTTTGTGCTCGTTCAGCGGGCCAGATGAAGCAGTTTCCTGAAGCAGCCAAAGACCCAAACAGCCGTATACGGCAGGCTCGACGCAGATGGAAGTGTTAAATGGATACCGGAGTCATTGTTTGGAATTTAGTAACGTCGTTTTTCGTTGCCTTGGTCATGTTTATGATTAAGATGAATCACGACGAGCAGAAGCGCATTCAGATTCTGCTCAATAGAACTCGGGAGGAAATTGCCCGTGATCACATCACTCGTGCAGAGGTTCGTGCAGACCTTGAAAAGATTATGGAACGGTTTGACACAGGCTTTGAAAGACTTGAGTCAAAAATTGATGCCCTCGCGAAAAAAGGACAGTGAAGATGGCCACTAAGTCCGGGGTCAATGCAGCAGGAAACTACACCAAACCTGGGCTTCGTAAGAAGATTGTTGCCCAGGTCAAGGCTGCTGCCACGCATGGGACTGGGGCTGGAAAATGGTCCGCGAGGAAGGCTCAGTTAGTAGCTAAAAAGTACAAGCAAGCTGGTGGAGGCTACAAAGATTGAAAGCGCCACAGCAGTCATTGAAGGATTGGGGTGACCAGAAATGGCGCACTAAGAGTGGCAAGCCCTCAAGCAAGACGGGCGAGCGCTATCTTCCTGAAGCGGCGATTAAAGCTTTGACTCCGGCTGAATATGCAGCAACGACCCGAGCAAAGCGCGCAGGTAAAAAGGCAGGAAAGCAGTTTGTGAAGCAACCCAAAGCCATCGCGGCCAAAACCGCGCAATTTAGATAAAGGAGTATTGATCATGATGAAGGGCTACGAAAAAGGCGGCATGGCCGATAAAATGGGCCGTGCAGTAAGGCGCAAGACCAAAGACGCCATGGGCCGTGCTATGCCCAAGATGCCTCCCATGCCCATGGGCATGAAGAAAGGCGGCAAAGCCATGAAAATGGCCAAAAAGGGGAAATAATCATGGCTGGACGTGGCATGGGCGCGGCAACGCGTGGCGGCGGTGCGGTCACTTCAGGACCGCGCAACAAGATGCTGAGTAAAACCAGCGACAAAACGGGCCCTGTATTAATGGCTAACGGTGGTGCTGTGAATCAGCACAAGCGTATGGCTATGAAGGGTGTTAAGAAAATGAAAATGGGCGGCTCTAGCTGCGCGTAAATGGCAACTTCAGGAACGACCGACTTTAACCTCTCGATTGATGACTTAATCGAAGAGGCTTTTGAGCGCTGCGGCATGCGTCCCACAGCGGGATATCAATTGTCGTCTGCGCGACGGTCGTTAAACCTACTCTTTTTGGACTGGGCCAATCGTGGTCTGAATCTCTGGACCATTGAGCAAGCGTCTTATACCTTGTCTCCTGGGGGATACGAAATCACCTTGAGCCCTGACACGGTCAACGTGCTTTCGGCGGTCATTCGTTTGCCTGGAGTCAGCCCGCAGCAGGACATCACGCTTGATCGGATCAGTCGCGAGGAGTACTTAGACCTGCCTGACAAAACAGTACAGGCCCAACCTGCACAGTTGTACGTACAACGGGCTAACACGTTTAAGGTCTTTTTGTACCCATCGCCCAACCTTGCTTACACGCTGGTCTACTACCGCATTCGCCGGATCCAGGATGCGGGTATCTACACCAATACCGCAGACGTCAACTTCCGTTTTCTGCCTTGCCTTGCTTCTGGGCTTGCCTATCAGATTTCATTGAAATATGCGCCTGAACGGACGGTCATGCTGAAGCAGATCTACGAAGAAGACTTCGCGCGCGCAGCGGCAGAAGATCGTGACACAGCAAGCGCACTCTTTATCCCCGACTTCGGGCAGTAGGCCATGGCCTTTGCAACAGGCAAATTCTCCTTCGGCCTGTGTGATTACTGCGGGCAGCGGTACTCCTACAACACCCTGCGCAAGAACTGGCGCGGGTTCATGGTCTGTCCTGATGATTACGAGCCTAAAGAGCCGCAACTCTATCCGCTTAAGTACCGGGGCGATGCGATTGCGCTTAAAGATCCTCGCGTTGATCGCATTGAGCCGGTTACAATCTACCTTGGAACCCCTGGTTTTAGCGCGCCGTTCCAAAGCATTGGTTCTGGGTTCAGTACGGTTAATCGCACAGACATGCAGCCCTACCCACCCCAGACCTTTGTCACTGGATACGGGTTTGTTGGCAACGTCACCATTGTGATTACCTGATCATGACTTACGACGAACTCGTCACCAACATTAGGAACTACACCGAGGTGAACAGCAATGTGTTCACAGCCTCGGTGATCAACACGTTCATCACAATGGCCGAGAACCGCATGCTGCGGGACATTGACTTGGATTACTTCAAGAAAGAGTCCACAGCGTCGATGACTTCAGGCAATAAGTTCTTGACTGCGCCACCGGATATCTTGACGCATCGGTACATGATGATTACGGTCCCGTCCACAGGTGATCAGGTTTTCCTTGACTTCAGGGACACGTCCTTCATGAAAGAGTATTGGCCCGATGGCAGTGATACGGGGGTCCCAAAGTACTACTCGGTATGGGATCAAAACACCTTCTATGTCGCTCCGACACCCAATGCAGACTTCACGGTTGAGTTGGGCTACATTTATCGTCCTGCACAGCTCTCCAGCACAAACACGACAACCTGGATAAGTCTGAACGCGCCCGAAGCCCTTTTGTATGCCTGTTTGATCCAGGCCTACAGCTACACCAAGGGTCCGCCTGACATGTTGAGTTACTTTAACCAGAGTTATCAGCAAGCTATTCAGGGTCTTGGCATCGAGCAGCAGGGACGCCGTAGACGTGATGAGTACAGAGATGGCATGATTCGTCTACCCATTAAATCGGAGAGCCCTGGGCCATGATTGGATCTGCTGGCGGTGCGTTACTTGGTGAATTTAAAGTCAGTCATGTTTCTGGGCGTGGCTTTTCGCCTGAAGAAGTAGCTGAGATGGCGCTTGAGAAGATCGTCTACGTAGGCTCAAGCTCCCACCCCGTTATTCGCGATCAGGCAGAGGCGTTTAAGGCTCAGATACGGGAAGTGCTTGTTCGCTACATGCGTCAAGCGGTCGCCTCACACAATACGACACTTATGAACCGTTTTCGGGACGCAGGGCATCCTGAATTGATTAAGCTTTTGGAGAATTGAAATGCCTATTTCTGTAACAACTGCAATGCCGACTTCGTTCAAAGTTGAGATCCTTAAAGCGGTCCACAACTTCACGGCCTCTACAGGCAACACGTTTAAGCTTGCTTTGATGAAGGCAACGGCTGCTGGATCAGGCACTTACGGGGCTGCAACCACGAGCTATGACACCCTGGTTAGCAACTCGGATGAGGTGCCCAACGGGAGTGGCTATACTACCGGAGGTAATACGTTGACCTCGGTAACGCCCGTGGCGGATGGCACTACAGCCGTTTGCGATTTTGATAACACCACATGGTCATCAGCAACCTTTACAACCTGTGGTGGCATCATTTATAACGATACGGCTTCTGGAAACCCAGCATGTGCGGTTTTGAGTTTTGGCGGTGATCAATCGGTTAGCTCAGGCGACTTCCAGATTCAGTTCCCCTCTCCTGCTGCTTCGACCGCGATTATTCGCATTGCTTAAATGAGAAGGAGTAGCCAGTGGCTTTCGTGCTTGCTGATCGTGTACAAGTTACTGTATCTGCGCCGGGGTCGGCTACAACTATAACCCTGGGCGCGGCGGTAACTGGATTCCAAGACTTTGCAGTCATTGGTAACGGTAATAGCACTTATTACACGATAGCTGATCAATCTGGTTCTAACTGGGAAGTTGGAATTGGAACTTACACATCTTCTGGTACAACGCTGTCAAGGGATACAGTCCTGTCAAATTCTGCTGGAAACACAAGCA